TTAGCCGATTTCTGCATAGCTCCGGAGGCTTTATTTATCGTTTCTCCCAAACCAAGGTTTTCGAGAGCCGTTTTCACCGTGCCATCCGATTTGATATCGCCAAACGGATTCTTGCGGCTTAACAGCAGCGCGCGAAGTGCGGTAAGCAACTGATCGTGCTGCCCTTTCTCCAGGCTGGCACCGGATGCCTCCACCACGCTGCAGAGTTCTTCCTGCAACATATCAAAGTAGTCATCATCCAGATCGGTGGCAGGTGTGCCGGTCTGGGGGTTACCACGGGTAAAACCGTTCTTACCCGCGCCGAACTTATCCTTCTGCGCGGTTTTAGTGTCTATGCGATGCATGGATTACTCCGGATATTTAAAAATTACGTAGGTATGCGACGGGCAGAGTTTGTTAAGCACACACTCGACAACGGTGTCGCCCCAGATACGCAGCGCGGAATCACAGGGATCGCCACATGTCATCCAGGTGGTGTTGGTGGTGGCTGGCATGTTGACCTGCCAGTAATACCGCCATTCCGGCGCATTCACCGCGTCAGTACAGGCCGATGAGCAGGTGAACGTGCTTTTGTCGTATCGCGTGATGGTGGCATCTGGTCTGCCCAGGGCAGCAAGCTGTGCAAGATAAAAATCCTCGTTGATGCCGCCCGCCAGGTTAACCTTCGCATCCAGCCGTTGCTGACGCTGGCGAAGGGTCTGCGTTCCCGCCGGAATACATTCATCCGGCAGACCGCACAGACGCTCCCAGCGGTTTATCAGTTCGGTGGTGGTGCGCGGATCCAGCTCCCGCATCAGGGCATCCGCACGCTGATGAACACGGGTTAATGACGGTGCCGCACCGGCAATCGCCGGATCGCTGGCTGACCACGCCGGACCGGGCGGCAACAGTGCCGATAACAGGCGGATGTAATCATCGTTTGTCACGTCCATGAAATCGTCCCCAGAACCGCCAGTTCATTTTTTGCAATGGAGATATTGTCCGCCGGTGCAAGCAACTGATGGCTGTATTCCCCGTTCGCACCGGAAATCGCTTCACTGATACGCGACACCTTCAGTTCTCCCTGCGGATAACCATCACGCAGCAGGAACGAACGCAACTCCGCAGTAATGGCGGCTCGTATTTCCGGTGTGTCCGGCGTCACGCGGATATGAAAATCCACCGTATGTGCCACCGGCCTGAACACATACAAATCAGAGCCTGCCACCGGGGCCAGTGGCCCGATATGTTGTCTTGCCGCCGTTTCCGTTGATTCTTCCGGAATGGGATTAATCAGGTCACTGCTGGCAATCATCACACCGACAGTTCCCGTTCCCATCCAGTGACGGTATGTCCATGCGCGGGTAATGCCGGGCACTTCTTTAGCCCAGACGACATAGTCCCCGTCAGCCCCGCCCTGAGGCGTCCAGTAATACCGCTCAATGACGCGGGCGCGCCACGTTTCCAGCTCTTCAGTATCAAATCCACCTGTCAGGGTATCTGCCACGCCGGAAGACGGCAGACCATTAACCGGCGTGACCAGGATTAATGACGTACCGTCGTCAGCGTTACCGACCGCGCCTGCACTTGAGCAGGCGATCGGCACGCGCAGGACACCACCGGAGCTGGTTGCATCGGCAGTTGCCGTGTACTGAACCAGGTCATCGCGCTGAATAACACTCCCGGCGGTCACCTTCAGGCCATCGCTGACACCTTCCCAGCGCATATACCCGCTGGCAGCCGTGGCCCCCTTGCGCGGACACCGTTTCATCGCAGCATGTCGCGCCAGCCAGGACTCATCGCACAGGTCAGGCAGAATGTTCATTGCCAGATAATCGATGTACCCGTAAACCGTATGCAGCGCCGCCGCATACACCTTTGCCCGCACGTCTTCATCCATGCGCCGGAGCGTGTCGCTGACGTCCAGCCTGGCGAATAAATCGTTACGGAGCATACTGATATTTTCTGCCAGCGTCGGGCGCTGAAATTCACTGTCCGCCATGCGTTATCGCACTCCACAGATCATCAAAAGAAATCATTACCGGTCCGTCACGACGCCATAGGGTGATACTGTTACCCAGTTCATTAATCCCGGTGCGGCGGATATCCAGATCAATACGGGACACCACGCCGTCATCAATCATCCATTGCAGGCATTCGCGGATATACCCCCTTACCGTCTGCACCAGCTGATTGGTCAGTTTGCTGCGCTGAAGCAGCCACAGTCGGGAGCCGTAACGGTCATTCTGTACCGCAGGCCAGGTATCCCCCCACCATCCCATCGGGACGTCGGCGTTGTCATCAGGCTCCGCCCGCCGCCAGGTAAACAGGGAAATCACCACGGCGCGGGTCAGCGGATCCAGCGGTGCGCTGGCGCAGGTGCGTTTACCGTTCACCGTCAGCCACAGTTCCATCATGCCTCCATCGCTTTATCAGGTTTGTCGGTGTTACTGCCCTGACCGTTCTCTCTGTGACGATGCCCGTTATAGGCAAGCCGCATCGCTGACATGGTGGTGCCGCTGGAGTCGCACAGGTCTTTCACCTGTCCTGTCACTTCCAGGTCCATTTCAAAACGTGCTTTAGGTGAATTGCGAAACGTGATCGTTTTACCTGCACCGTCCACCACGATCCCCTCCCGGGTCAGCGTCACGGACTGCCCCTGATCGTCATAGACCGCCACCTCACCCGTCTGCAGCCCTTTCAGGCGGTAGCGCCGGTCCGACACCGTAACAACCACCGCATGAGAACGGTCGCCATCCGGAAACAACACCACCGCTTCCGCACCGCTGTTTGCCCTTGCGGTAAAACCGTAGGGTTCAAGATGTTCAACCCCGGCTTTGGGTTCACCGGCAATCAGGGACACATCCACGGTCTGACATTTCGTGGCGGCACTGATGCTTTTCACCACTGCCCGCCCAATCAGGCCGAGGAGTTGTCGCTGCATGGCTTCAATCGTCCTCATCAGAACGGGTCCTCCTGTACTCTGGCTTTTTTCTTTTTCCGCGCGCCGGGGGCTTCGGGTTCAGGCAGATAAGCATCAGGTGGGCCGACACGGATTTCCGTCAGGGTGCCGTTCTGGTCCTGAGTAAACGTGACTTCCGAGACAAGCAGTTCGGTATTGTCGAAACCACAGACCGGATCGAAGACAATCACCCGCTGGTTGGGTTGCCACAGCGTACCGTTACCCTGTCGCCAGCCCTGCACCACATAGGTGGTTTCATCCGTCCGCGCCGCCCGTTGCCGGGCTTCAAAGTCCGCACGGGCAATACAGCCTGCCCCCGTAGCCTGCCCTGTCTGCCTGATATACATCGGACGGTAACGGGCAATAAATGCGTCTTCTGTGCGGGCCCGCAGCGCGGTGGTGGTGGCCTCACCGAAATCATCGTCGTTTCCGGCACGCTGCCCCGCCACCTGGTAAACTGAAAACCGCTCCCGGATACTCTTCTCCGTATCACAGGAAAGGATGTTTTCCCCAAGTACCAGCGCGGTATGTGCCCGCGTTGAGCCAATACCGCCAATCACCAGCCTGCCATGCGGGTCGTCGTAAGCCAGCGCCTGCTGCTGACCGAGTATTTTGTTGATCACCTCGATCACCGTTTCGCCGTGATCAGGCTGGACATCCGGAATAACACCCGACGGCGCACCGTTGTTCACCACCTCAATGCCGAAAGGCGCAGCAAGCGCCTGCGCAATCTGTACCAGCGATCGTCCGTTAAACTGTGTCGATTCGGCTGCACAGTCAATCAGGTCAGCGGTCAGACTGCGTCCGGCAATACCGGTGCTGACCGAACGGGCATCGTAACGAACGGGCGTCGCCTCCACCCAGCCGGTGATCACCAGCTCATCACCAATCAGAACTTCCACTTTTGAACCGTTTTTAATACGCGGCTGAAGCGTGGTGATACCCTCATCTCCCGGCCACTGGCGGGTGATCTCCACACTGAAATCCCGTGCCAGCCGTTCAATACCGGCACCGATGCGCACCGATGTCCAGCCATTCCACTCCCGGCCATTTACCCGTAGCGTGACGTTATCGTTCATTGCACTGGCACCTTCAGAGGGATCACCGGCACAAAGCCGGGATGTGTAATGGCATTGCGCCGGATAATGTCCGCGTCACGCGCCGCGTTATCAAACCAGGTCGCCGCCAGCACCAGCGCGGGTAAAACCTCATCCGGCGTACGCTGAATGATCCGCGCAGACTGTTCAAGGCGCGTGTTGATATCCGCATTCAGATCTGCTTTCACCCGGCGCAGCGCCAGAAACAGCACATCACTGGTTGTACGGGACAACTCCTTATCAATTGCCGTATTCAGTGTGTCGCGAATGTCGGTCAGTTCTTCCCACGTTGGCAGGTCAACCGTGTTTTTCACCGCCGGTGCATTGTTCAGTGCCGGATGCGTGACGGAAGGCCAGCCGGTGCTCTGCGCGGGTGTTGTTGACTGCCCCACTGCGGCATTCTGCATCACCGCGGAAGTTGTTGGCGCAGGCAATCGGGTAACGGCATACGCCGCTTCGCTGATTGCAGTCGTACGAAGGGTGCTGGCAACCACGTTACGCTGCTGCGTCGCTGTGGCGGTGGTTTTACTATCCGTTTTCCAGACACCGCGCGGTTGCAGATCGCTGCCGAGGCTGACACCGGAAAGCGTTTTGATCATGGTGACCAGGTCGCTGGCGTTACCATAAAGGCGCTTCCCGGTACGCCACATTTTCTGCACCTGCTCAACGAAATTTTTGCCTGACGATGGCGGCGGCAGAAGTACCGAGATATCCCCCTGCAACAGCCTGGCGGCATCCGATACAGCAGAATCCACCACTTTCATCGCATCAGAAACATACCCCAGCATTATGCTGGCATTACCGATAACGTCGTTCTGCACAAAATCTGCCACGCCATCGATACTGAAACCACTGAAACTGTCACTGATGCAGTCATCCAGTGCAGAACAGGATGACATCAGCGTCTGCGCCGTCGCCGCACCTGATGTGGGGTAAGAGAGTTCTCCCGCTTCGACAAACTTCAGGTCAAAGCGGACAATACGCCCTTCACTCTTCGATGTGCTGACCCGAACCTCCCCGTCAACACAGACTTTCAGCTCACCGTATGTCGGATGGACAAGCGTGCCGGGACCGGGTTTATTCAGCGCGTCAATCAGGCGATCGCGCTGGTCAAAGCAGTCATCTCCCACCACATAAGCCGTGATGGACGGGCGGAAAGTGACTTTTCCCAGATCTTCGGTATAGGGTTTGTCGCGGTTCGGGTATTCGTGCGTTTCCACACGACGACCGGTTCCCGCACTTTCTTCTTCAACCTTAAACGGCACACCGCGAAATGACGCGTCCTGAAGTCTGTCTTTCCACGTCATATAAACTCCGTACATAAAAAATCCCACCGGAGTGGGACTCATTAACAGATTAATTTTTCATTACCTGCCAAAGCGCGTATAGCCAACATCATGGCTGACATCAAAACCGCTGGATCGCGTTTCCATAACCCGCATACCCGGAGGCGAATTCACAAAAGAGACCTTGATCTCACCATCAACTTTTGGCGCAGAAGCTTTGTTAATCATGAAGGGGTTCGGGCCTGTGACATCGGAGGCGTTGTTTGACTGAGCCGGATCTACCGCCGGATAAGGTGTGTATCCCCGCGCCGGTATTCCCGTCCCATAAGCATCATAAGCACCCGCGCCCCACTGCGCAGAGTTAATGGCATCGACCGTGTCACCGGAACTGTCGGTAAACCACTCAATAATTGGCTTCAGCTTGTCCCACATATCCTGAAACCACTTAACAACCGGCCCCCAGTTATTGATCACCATCCCCAGCGGCGACCAGGCAAAAACTTTCTTAAGGAGTTCCCAGCCAGCCTCAAAATAAGGACCAATGGTTTCCCAGAGTTTCTTAAAATAAGGTCCGACAACATCCCAGTTAGTGATAATTAATCCCGCAGCCAGGGCTATCGCCGTCGCAATCATGCCAATCGGCGTCATCGACATGATCCTGCTGACAATACTGATGGCACCGCCAACACCCATCAATCCCAGTTTCAGAATCGCAAGACCGGCAGCAAGCCCGACGACGCCGCGAATAACCCGGGGATTTTCATCCGCAAACTTCGTGAATTTCTCCCCCAACTCCCCCAGCCATTGCGTGATATTTTTAGCGTCACCAGAAAATGCGCCGCCAATAGCCGCAAGGCCGTTAGTTGCGGTCCCTGTCATTGCCTCCCACAGGTTGGACAGCGTACCAAGCTGTGCCTGAACACGTTTATTCAGGCTGGCCTGTTTATTCATCTTCTGCTGGATCTGATCGTAGCCATCCTTTCCTTTATCGATTAGTGCATTGACCACCTGAAGGGTTTCGGCATCATCACCAAATATTGCCTTAAGTACACCTGTTCGCTTAACGTCGGTCAGTTTTCGCAGCTTTGCCAGTTGCCTGAACATGTTATCAAGACCGCCAAAACTTCCTTTGCCGTCAGTAAAATCGAGCTGTACCCCGAGTTTCTGGCGGGCCATAACTTTATTAACGTCCCTGATTTTCTTAACACTTAATCCGGACTGGATAACTTTTCGCAGTGCATTACCTGCCGACTCCCCGTTCATCCCCATCTGATCCATCATGACGCTGATGGGGGCAAGGCTCTGTGCAGCCTGAAGACCGTCCTTGTTCACCATCTTCAGAACAGAACTGGTTTTAGTGAAGAAGGACAACATGTTGGTATCGTCAACGCCCAGATAAAACGCCTTCTGGATAGTGTCGAACAGCCCCATCATGTCTTCTGACGCCGTTCCGGTAGCATCCTGCATCTTTGCAGCAAACTCAGCAGCCGCTTCCGGTGTTTTTTTCAGTTGTACCGCAAGATAAGCTGTCGCTTTACCCACACCACCCAGAATGTTTTCTGCCGGGATCCCCTGACGCACCAGCATCTGCATCATGTTCTGGAAATCAGCCGTTGTACCGGGTAGCTGGTTACCCAGGCCAATAGCCAGTTTATTGATGTCCTGAAAGCTCTTTCCAACCTCGCCGTTCGCATCCATCATGGCGACTTTCAGCCCGGTGGCGGCGTTTTCCTGATCGGCATAAGATTTCAGGGAAAGCGTCAGACCCGCTGCCAGTCCGCCACCAAGCGCCAGCCCACCCTGTGACGCTTCTTCCGCCTGGCGTTTAAATCCCCGGATTTTCTTTTGCATTTTCGACAGCGCGGGAGAAAGCCTGTCGACACCGGTGATCAACGCCTTAAGCTCAAATTCAGCCATGTGTGCGTTTCTCCTGCTCTATCCTGTTTGCCTGACTGACCAGCAAGGGAATTTCACTGATCGGCATATTCAGCAATTCGAAGGGATTAATGCGCCAGTAGCTGGCGCAGTCAAAGAAGCGATCAGTGAGGTATTCAGCCGTCAGGCCTGGAGGAAAAAACCAGCCACAAGCCACGCCGCTGCATTCAGGTCTGCCGGAGACATCTGGTCGACAGAGCTTTGCGGCACTTTCGCCAGCCGCACAATGTATTTCGACACCACATGCGCCAGAAGTCTGACGGACTCATCCTGATTCATCTGGTAGGGATACCCCAGCTCGCGGACATCCTTCCCGGTGGGTTCATCAAACTCCAGTACGGAGAGTGTCTCACCATGAGCGATAATCGGTTTCTTTAACTCAAGCTCTTTCATTACTGGTAATCCCCTTCTTCACCGTGGAACTCAAGATCAACCGTGCCTTCTTCGGCATTATGGTTCGCTTCTCCGTGCAGCCAGGCGGACGACAATACATAGACCTGACCGTTCGCCAGCTCGGCAGTGATGGTCATCTCATCAGACGAGGTGATTTTACTCACCGGAAAATTCTTCGGCACCTTGAAGGTCCCTTTGACATAAGGCGCACGGTGAGTTTCCTTGCGGTCCACTGAACCGTCCAGGCCGATGATGTCATCATTGACCGTCCTGTTCATGGGCACCTCAATGCCGCCGGTCAGCGATAGCTGCTGACCGTCAATTTTGAAATAACAGGTTCCCCCGATACGGGCCATTATGCAGACTCCTCTGAATACTGAAGACGGAACTGGTTAACCACGGCAAAAACACGCAACTGGTTAACATAGTCAGGCGGGAACAGCGTGTTCAGGCGGTTCGGATCGCTGGCATCACGCTCCACAACCAGGTACTGCTTAAACAGTTCGTAGTTTTCCACGATCCCCGCACGCTCAAGCTGACGGTAGGTTGCCAGCAGTTCCCCTTTGATTACCGCCGGGGTGACAATCGCCTGACCGGGACCAAAGCGGGTACCGTCGCTGGCAAGCTTGTGACGCCCGTACTTACTGGTAATGACGGATTTCAGTTTGCGCAGTACATACGCACTGGTATGCAGCGTCTCGCTGTCGAGGTAGCTGTTATCCGCAACCCCGTAAGCATTTTTCCTGTACGTGGTGACATCACGCTGAATGCGCAGCACCCCGCTTTCGACATACGCCGTTGCCACGCCATGAGACAGCAGGGTCTGCTGCTCGGTCATCGTGAACCGTTTCCCCTTCGGCGCAGGCAGCATACCCACCAGCTCACCGGTCTGCGTGGGACGTGCCGGATCGTTGCGGATAAACACCGCTGCGCGGGCGGTACGGCTTGCCGCCAGCTCGTCGGCAGGCGTCTGGGTCTCTTTTTCGTACCCCGCCAGGGTGATGTGCTGCTGGTTAAACTGGTCACCTGCGTTCACCAGTTCTGACAGTGTGCCGGTCTTTGCCGTATACACATGACCATACAGCTGACGCGCATAGCTCCAGCGACCGCTGGTATCGTTCATCTCGGTCACCAGCGTGTTAACGGAGGCCGTGTCGTTGAACGGCAGACCGATATAATCAAACGGCTCATCCGCCATTGCAGCCACCGCGCCGGTGAGAACCGGAGCGCCCGTTCCGGCGGTCCCCGTCGCCACGGCAATCTGTACGCCCGCTGGCAGCACTTCGCCCCCACCGAAGCCGTAGTAATTGAGGCTGACAGGAATTTCATTCCCGCAAAGCCCCTTATGACGCGCGGTCAGTGTGACCACGCCAGCCGAAGATGAGGCCGTAAACGGCAGGGCCGGAACGGCATTGATGGCATCCTGGATACTGCTGGCAATCGTCGTGACGTTATCGCCGTTAGTCACCGGAGCCTGCACGCGGGTACGTCCCACATAGACATTCACCGTGCCGCTTTCGGTTGCCGCCCCGGTCACCGTCAGCGTAACCGTTGCCGCCGCGCCTGTGGCCTCCGGAACGGCAATCACATACAGCTCACCAAACGGGTCGGTCTGGCGATAAGCCTCGACCATACGCGCCAGCTGACTTCCCGCACCACAAATCTGGCGTGCATAGTCTGCCGACGGCATCAGCACCAGACTGTTGGCAACAATCTCTGCACCGTTATTGGCATGACCAATCAGCAGCGATGCTCCGCTGTCCTGTGCAGTATTCGCAGCCTGGTTATCCATTTCCGCATAAAACAGCGGAACCAGCGTATTCGACGGAATGGTGTTAAAGCTTATCGTCATCGGTGTTCACCTTTTTATTCACGCGCCGGATATCACCCGCTGCTTCACGGCGCAGCCAGTAGTTGTTCTCATCAACATTTCGCCCTTCGGCGGGCAAAAGGTCGCCGCGGGCAGGGTCAGGCACTGACCGCCCTTTAACAGGTTTCACAAACATGATGATCCTCAGGAAGGAAGGGGTATTTCGGTGTGATGTTCGATATCGCCGTCAGGCCCGTTACCGGGATCGAGATAATCAACATAAATCGCCAGCGTTCGCAGTTCATCCAGACTGTTCAGGTCATCCTGCTGGCGGGTATCGTCTTCGGTCAGCTCGCTGATGACCGAAAAATCGAACTGATAAATCAGCTCATGACGATTCAGATCCAGCAGCGTGCCGCCGTCATAGGTAATCGGGTTACCACACGCTTCCGGGTTCCAGCCCAGCAGAGCCTTAAAGAGCATCTGCCGGACATCGTCCACCACATCATACGAGGCAAACTGACCGCGCTCATCACGCCCGTTACTCAGTATGACAACCACGGAGAAGCCCTCTTTCAGCTCCTGCCAGTAGTCGGTCTGGCTTTTGTTTTCTCCCGGAGAGTCATCACCCGGTACCACATATGCCGCCGGGAGCTTCAGCTTTCCGACCTCCGGCAGATTTTTGAACTGGGCCGCGCCTGCCACCCGGTTTTCAAAATACGGACAGCGGGCACGCAGCGCAGCAATAACAGGCGTCAGTTTCATCTGTGTCGTCGCTCCGGCTTCAGTGATTTACGCAATTCCCGCACCAGAAAATAGCGTGTCCAGCTGCGGTTCTTTTCAAGCGTTTCCACCATGAAGTTATTACGTGGAGCCAGTCGCCAGCCGCTGCCACCGGATGCACCACGATGATGGCTGCGACGACGCTTTGCCCCTCGCCTCACGCCATAGAACAAAAAAGCCGGATAAAAATCACCGGTGATACGTCGGTTTCCCTCTCCATTACGCTGGTTAGGGGCTATACGTGCCATAAAACCAGGGCGATGTTTACTGGCTCTGGGTACCATGTAACCAATCGAACGAGCCAGGCGTCCGGTCTGATAACCGGGGTTTTCACCCGGTGCCGACCGCGCACGGCGCATCACCAGCCGACGGGCATCACGCATATGACGCTGACCAATCGTGACAAACGCCCGCCGGACACGGGCGCGGTTAAAGCGCATCTCCGCGGACTGCTGAAAATCAACGTGCAAAAAGGAAGTCGTCATTGTTGCCTCCGTGACTCTGCCTGCATTCGCCCAGCTCCGTACACTCCAGCAGCAGAAAGCGCCGCGCCCCGTTCAGATCGCGCTGACGTTTCACCCGGTACACACTGTCACCGCAGACCACCTCATAATCAGCGGTGATCCCCCGGCGGTAACGAATGGTGATGTAATGGGTGATGGCGTCCCCGGTCTGCGCGGTTTCCTGCCAGGTGGTGGCACTGGTCTGGATAACCTTCGCCCATGTCCGGAACGTAACCGGGTATTGAGGCTCCACGCCAAAGTTATCCGCGGGCATATCCACCCGCAGGCGGATCAGGACGCGTTTATTCAGCTCGCCTGGGTCAGGCAGAATGTAGGTTGCGCTGGTCTGCGCCTGACGAATTTTCATTGCGGAAAGTACCTGTACGGGCCGACAAGCCAGCCAAAACTCTGCGGCATGTCGAGTTTCTCCACTTCCGTAACCGACGAGCGGTTTTCGTAAAAATGGCTGATAAGCATCAGCATCCCCAGACGAATATCATCCGGCAGGTGCAGCCCGTCCGGATCGCTGTCCGGAATGGTTTCATCCGGTGCATAGAGCTTCCGGTTCAGATACGTTTCCGTCCGCTTTTGTGCCGCACAGGCCAGCAGTTGCAGATGGCGGTCATCAGCATCGAAATCCTCATCCAGCCGGAGTTGGGCTTTAATCTCTTCCATTGTCAGAAGCATACTCAGCCCTCTTTACTGGTCGTGGCTTTTTTCTCTTTTGCCGCTTTACTGCTTTTTGCACTGATTCCGCGCTCTGCTAACCCGGCCTGAAGTGCAATCTCCTGCACCCGGGCAGGAAGCGCCCCGTCGTCATACTCACCGGCCCGAATGACCTCAACACGCATACCGTCCGGTGACCATTTCAGATCTTGTTTCAGGATCATGATTCTTCACCCGTCAGAACAGGAGGCGCGGTTCCGCGCCCCTGAGTGATTACGCCGCTGCAATCTTCAGCAGTTTGATGGCCTGCGAATCGACCAGCATCCCGCCGGTGCGCTTGGTGGTATAAAAACCGACAAACGGTTTATTGGTGTACGGGTCACGCAGAATGCGGGTGCCGATACGGTCAACGATAGTGTAACCCCGTTTGAAGTTACCAAATGCAATGGCTTTCGCATCAGCGGCGATATCCGGCATCTGTTCGTTTTCAGCGATACCGTAACCCGCCAGAGAGGACGGCTGCCCCAGTTCCAGCCCCGGACGCCACAGATAGTTACCCTCGCTGTCTTTCAGCAGACGGATGGCAAACAGGCTGTTGTTGTTCATCATGAACTTCGCGCCAGTGCGGTGTGCCTTACGCAGCGTGTAAATCAGTTTGATAATGGCGTCTGCGGTCACCGCCGTCGCTTCGCCGGATACAATATGCTGAAGTTTGCCGAACGCCCGGACCTTATCGGTTTCATCCGTGGATTCATACGCCAGGAACCCTTTCGGCTTCTTGGTACCATCGCCAGTGGTAAAGGCAATTTCTTCCTGTTCGGCAAATTCGGTTGCCAGCTCGCTGTTGATCCATGCCTCCACGTTGAAAAAGGCATCATCCAGCATTTTCTGGGTGGCCTGCGGGTTACCGTAGATTTCCCCCATGAAAGGTTCAATCAGGCCCAGTTTTGAGGTGGCAGTCTGGGAGCGCGCGTCAGTCTCGCCAACCCATCCGGAAGCCGTGCCGCCCAGATTCACCAGTTTTTTGTAGTCGGAACCACCAACGGTGATCACCGTGGCTTCCTGGCGCATCACCACTTCATCTTTCAGCAGGGTGAGAATGTTGCGATCCAGTGCTTCCGGCACGGCATAGCCGCCGTCTTCATCGGTGCCCACCTGCAATGCCTTGCGCTCCAGATCGCGCAGACCATCTTCACGGCCTTTACGCAGGAAGCCCACAAACGCTTCTTTATGCTCGATGGCCAGTTTATTTTGCGCACCACCTGCCGGACGTTTCAGCTCAAGCAGCTCTTTTTCAAGATCGCTTTTGAGGTTTTCCAGCTCGCTGAGTTTCCCGTTCAGGGTTTCCACCTGCCCGGCAAGTTTGCCTTTTTCCTGCTCAATCGCCTCCACGCGCTTGTCGTTCTTTGCTTTGAAGTCGTCAAACTTCTGCTGCAGCTCCTGCGCGACCTGTTCGACATCTTTAATATCAACCGCCATCGTATTTCTCCTGATTAGAAGTTCAGATTTTTCAGTGCATTCAGTGCAGAGCCCACATCCTCAGCGTCGCGCAGGGACAGTGCGCCATAGCCCCCGGCCATGAATGCTTTGGCCTGGGTACGGGAGAGTCCGACATCACGCAGGACTCTTTCGATTTTTTTCTGTTCGGGGATTTCCCCGCGGGCCAGTGCGTTCTTGACGTCGCTGATCCGCGCCTCGTCGTTAGACGGGAACGTCACCAGGCTGACTTCCCAGAGGTCGATTTCTTTCAGCAGAAAGGCTTCTTTGCTCCGGTCGTATTCCCAGTCTTTCAGGACGTACCCAATAGAAAGGCCGGTTAACGAACCGGCCTTCATGTGTGCATGTGCGCGTTTTGCGAGGGGATCATCATCAATAAGCAACCGTCCCCTGACGTAAAGCCCGACATCGTCTTCCTTCATTTCGGTGTAAACACCGATGGGTTCATCCATGCGGTGCTGCCAGAGCAGCGCAGGTAACGCTTTTCTGTCACTCCACGCCCGCAGGGAAGCAGCAAATGCCCCGGACATCACCACATCATCGTGGCTGTCCTTTACACCAAAGACGGAGCCATACCCTTCAAACTCACCGGAGTCACTGACAGATTTCAGACTCAGCGGTACATCAAGACGTTGTTTCGTCTGCATTGGCGTTATCCTTCTGCTTACCGGCTTTACTGCCATCGGAGGGTTTCGTGGTCATGTTCATCGGTGTGAGATAGACATCACCACCGGGACGCGGATTCATATCTTCCAGGTCGCGGCAGTCATTGGGAGAGTAAATTCCCCAGTTGATCCCGGTGGCGTAGGCTTCAAAACGGGACTTCATATCCCCGCGCAGTAACGCCCCGGCGTTAAATTTGGCGTAATAAACGCCCTGCTTACTTTTTCGTACCAGTCCGGTGTTGATCCGCTGTTCGATGCGGGTCAGATACGGCACCAGTGAATAGTTGATAAATCCCAGCCCCAGCTCTTCGATATTGTTGAAGGTGGCGCGATCGGTGTTCTGCACCATGTGCAACGGCACCCGGAACAGACGACAGATTTCTTCAAGCTGAAACTTGCGGGTTTCCAGGAACTGGCTGTCCTCGGCGTTCAGCGCCATCGACTTCCAGTCCAGCCCCATCTCAAGGATCATCGGGCGGTGAGCATTGCCAAGCCCGGTGTGACGCTCCTCAAAATCTTTCTTCAGGCGCTCATAAGCCTGATCTGACAGCGTCTGCTCTGTACGCAACACACCCGACGTCACCGCGCCATTGCTGAACAGTCTGGCCCCGTGCTCTTCGGTCGCTGCCGCCAGCGATATTGCCTCGCGGGCATAGGCGATGGGATTCAGCCCCACCAGTCCGTCCAGCGTCAGCGTGCGCACATGCCAGATATCCTCCTGGCTCAGTACATCCGTGGAGCCATCCGGGAATGTGACCTGATAGACCGGCTCCCAGCTACTGTTAAGCTTCGGTACCACACAGCCGGGATCGACGGGCAGCAGTTCAGCCACTTCGCCAAATGCTTTCACTTTGTAGGCGTAAAAGTTTCCCCGCAGGCACAGACAGGTGACCACCAGCTCCCAGAACTCCTGCGGCGTCATATAGCCATTGGGATGCGTGGAGATCAGCTTATGCAGACGTTCGCCAGCGGCTCTCTGCTTCAGACTGCCGTTCAGGTGATACAGGTTGCAGGGCAACATCCCGACCGACTCCGCCAGCACCCTGACACAGGAAAAAACCGCCGTCAGTCGCATGGCCCGCTGGCTGCTGATCTGCTTTCCGGTATAGGTGTCGTAGGACAACCCGATGGCATCCGCCAGCTCTGCTGGCGTGGTCACCGGTGCGTCACTTTTTCGTTGAAATAATCCCGAAAAGAACACTATTTACCTCCGCCGACAGACGACTGTGTACGGTCGAGATATCGCGCCACCAGCCACGACCAGAACAGACACAACGCCCCGGCAACAACAAACCCCGCCGGGGGATAAATCAGCCAGGCACCATACGCCAGCAAAAGCGCCCCCAGCACGCCCACCAGAGGCGCGAGAATCAGCATGATCATAATTACCTCAGTTAAAGCGAGCGGATCCCATAGGACTCAATGTGGTCAGACAGCGTGTCTTCTTTCTCGTACAGCATGGCTCTGCCAACCGCCATAATCAGCGCAACTGCACCATCGATTTTGTTTTCCGCCTGCTCTTTGACGGGCTTCACCACATCATCGTTACCCGGAATGGTTTTGCCGACCACGTTGCCGATACACCAGGTCATGATGGGATTGCCATCATGATGAAAGCGCCCCGATTCAATTGCCGCTTCCAGCTCTTTCATCGGGTCGGACATGTTGGTGTAGTTCTGAATGATAGTGATGGGGTTCAGGTCTTCATCAGCAAGGTCATGTGACAACCCGGTCGCCCCGAAGGGGTCGATGGGTGATTCACTGACCGGGCTGATTTTGTTCGCCGCTTTGGCCTCCTCGAGGATGTAGCGATAATCCACCTCCGCACCATCGGTAACGGTCAGAACGCCCATTTCCACCCATTTCTGAAAGCGTTCGGCTGTCCGTCGATCTTCATTTTTCTCGACGCTGTACACCGTGTCATACGGTACCCAGAAACGCGGGGCCACACTGTAGTAATGCGTTTTACCATCAATCTCGCGGGTATAAAGTCGCGCCATGCTGTTCATATCCAGCTTACGCGCCAGGTCAAAGGCCAGAATGCACGGCTGCCCCTCGAACTGCTCAAGGGTCAGTGATTTATCCTCGCAGCTCTGCCAGCTCACCAGGTTGAAATACGCCGAACGCGCCGACACCCAGATATTGAGGTGTTTTGTTTTAAAGACGTTTGCCAGACGGGCGTTATTTTTCGCACGCTGCTGCTGACTTAACAAAAATTCGCGATAAACCGACACGCCAATATTTGGATTGGCTTTTTCCAGCACCTGCGGGTCGGTCCAGTCGTCACCTTCATCAACGGTATAGATGATCCCGAACAGTTCATCGTTAGGCACCGAGCCGTTGAGCATCTCGATGACTTCCCGCCGTTTGTCGTAGCACGGCCCCTCAATGTTGTACCCGGCGGTAGTGATAGCCCACATCAGTGGCTGACGTCGCGCCCCCATCCCGGTAAGCATCGTGGTGTAAAGCGCATCTGTGGCGTGCTCGTGATATTCATCCACCACCGCACAGTGGGGTGATGAACCATCACCCGGGTTACCGATCAGCGGTTCAAAACGCGCACCATCCTCCGGACGGTTCATGTTTGAGGCGTTAACCTCAATCCCGAACGCTTCCGTCAGCATGGGTGTGCGTTTACACATCAGTCTTGCCGGACGAAAGACTTCCCATGCCTGTTTCTCCGTCGTGGCACCGGAATACACTTCCGCGCCGAACTCGTTATCACAGGCAAAACAATACAGGGCGACACCGGCAGAGATTGCCGATTTGCCGTTCTTACGGGGGATTTCGGTATACACCTCACGGAAGCGGCGCAGCCGGGAGCCTTTATTGACCCAGCCAAACGCGCAGCAGATCACAAAGAGCTGCCACGGCTCCAGCGTGATGGGCATCCTCTTGAATGCCCACTCACCCTTGGTGTGCGGCAACAGCTGAATAAATTTGGCGGCCCGTTCAGCCAGGTCCTTGTCGAAGCGGTAACGAAACGACTTACTTTTTTCCGCCATCAGGTCATCAAGATGGCGCTGGCAGGCCTGAATCACAAACTGGCAGGCCACAATCTTTCCGCGCACGACATCCCGGGCATACTGATTGGCAGCATTTACGTTGGGGTAAGATTTCCGGCTCATGATTCGATGATTTTCAGAAACGGGTTAGTGGCTTTCTTCTTCCCCGCCAGGCCAATCAGACGCTGGCGGCTGCTGGGGTCGAGTCCGAGCATTGCCCCCGTACTGCTCATCTCGGACTCCTGTTCTTTTTTGGCGGTCAGCTCCGGATTTTTGACCATACCGCCCATTGCACCGGTGATGGTGTTGCCCTGTCTGGCAATATTTTTCACGGCACGTCGCCAGAACTCGTAGGCCACGCACCACCGCTCAAGCACCGCGAGGTCAGTCACGCACAGCAGGCCCTGACCGCAGAGTTCTTTAGTTGTCAGTTGCCACATGATCGTAGCGAGAGGGAGATCTTCTTCAGCGAACCACTCCGGTGGCTCAACACCTTTGATGGGCGTAAAAACAGGTTCATCTTTATTCAGGGCTCGCTTGCCGGGGTTTCCGGCCAGCGCCTTGCGCGCCGTTGGCTTGGGGCGACGCCCGGAACGCCCCGCCGTTCCAGCCATATGCGGCACTCCTGGTTAAATTTCATTTTTCGCGGGTATAAAAAAACGATGGGGCGGGCAGTCCGGAAGACGTCAGGCCGCAGGGATTTGACCCGCCCCTCCCCTCAGGCAGTTGAGAATTATTATCACTTCAACCGTTCACGGGCCGTCTTCGCCTTATGACACGGCCAGCACAGGCTCTGCAGATTACTGTCGGCATCAGAGCCGCCATGCGCTTTAGGGATGATGTGATCAACGGTTTTCGCTTCACGCACCACACCGGCACGCAGGCACAACTGGCACAGTCCTTTGTCACGCTTCAACACACGCACGCGGATAACATCCCACTTCGAACCATAACCGCGCTGATGACGGGATTGTCCTGGCTTGTATTGCTTCCAGCCTTCGCTTTTGTGGCTTTCGCAGTAGCCTGACGGGTCTGTCGTGGTATTACGGCAGCCGCGAACGCGGCAGGCTTTTGGAGTTCGAGGGGGCATAAATATATTCCTGTTCTTTATCCGGACTATTTGACTGCTGCCAGCAAAGCGTTACGGCGCATCTCGATACTTCGAATCCCCGCTTTGTCAATATTGCATTGTCCCAACGCCGAAAGCAGGCTCACATTCAGATCCAGACTGGCCCCATAGGTCAGCGGCTCGGGAATGACTGGCTGGGGAGTTTCAGTAGTCAGGCTTGCTGGCAACGGTACCGCCGGAATCGGTACGTAAACTGTTCGCGTACTTCCGCAACCGGTCAGCAGCGGCAGCAGGCACATGACGTGAAGCACAATCATCATCCGCAACAGCCACTTTGATATCTTCCTGGGTTCTCTGTGACTCCAGTGCGATCTGCTGTTTTGCATGCTGGTTAGCCTCCAGAACTGTATTGACGATTTGCAGTGATTGCAGAACGTTACGGGTAATGGCAGTTGCTGATTCAGCATTTCGTACAGCCTCATCAGCACGCTCCTTTTCGTGCTGATATTTGCTGTAGTAATGCCCGGCAGACCAGATGAAGGAACCAATGACGGTAACAACGAAGGCAACAATAACCAGCTTATATCTCAGCTTCATTTACTACCCCACCAGCTTTTTTAAATCGGGCAATCAGGTCACCGATTTTATGTTCATACTGACCGTAACCTGCACCAGGTAACGACGCCCAGATATTGCTGCAACGGTCGATTGCCTGACGAATACTGCCGCGGTCAATCATCGGTAAAGCACCACGCTCTTTAATCTGCTGCAGAGCTACAGCGTCCTGGCTTTCTGGAGAAAAATCTTTCAGGCCAAGCTGTTTACGGTAAGCATCCCACCAGCGTGAAAGAAGCTGGTAACGTCCGGCGGCTGTTGATTTGAGTTTGGGGTTTAGCGTGACAAGTTTGCGAGGGTGATCGGAGTAATCAGTGAACAGTTCGCCACCAACAATAACATCATAACCGTGGTTACGTGTCGGTTGTCGCCCGTTATCCGTTCCTTCTGACCATGCCACCATATCCAGGAAAGCTTTACGCTGGGAATTTAGTGCCTGCATAAATTACTCCTTCGAGCTACCAAATTTGTTACCGATTACTCGCATTGCAGCCCCACGAATAGCATCGACACCGATCAGCCCCACGCCACCACCAATGGCAACAGAAAGCGATTTAGGCCATCCGACATACTCAAGAGCGGATGCAAAGGTCAGCGTCAGAGCGCCACATAGCAAAATCTCGAGCGTTTTTCGCTTCCAGCCACCACCACCGCCAAAATAGGCGATGCGCAAACCAGCCATAACGATCGACATAATCACTGCACCCAGCGGTGTGTCTCCACGCCACCAGCTCTGAAACAACTCCAGCCAGTCCGGCCAGGTATTTGGGTTATGAGGCATTTCGTCATCTCTCACCTCGCGATATTTGCGGGTGCTGTGTTGGAAATAAAAAGGCCACGCAACGTGGCCACCAGAATTATTTCCCCACCAGTTCACTTACCTCTTTCACCGTCTGATTAAACCGCTCTGACTCAAGTTCAACACCTAACGCCCGACGCCCCAGCGCCATTGCTGCTTTTATTGTGGAACCGGATCCCATAAAGAAATCAGCAACCAGATCGCCTGGTCGACTACTGGCATTGATTATTTGCCGGAGCATATCCGCCGGTTTCTCGCACGGATGTTTACCCGGATAGAACTGAACGGGCTTATGCGTCCAGACATCGGTATAAGGCACGGAGACTGATACGGAGAAATAGCGCCGGAGTGATTTAAACTCATCCAGCAATTCAGAATATTTGCGATTCAGTGAATCATAAGATGCCACCAGCTGGTGGTGTGGTTGTTCCAGTTGCTGTTCCTGAAACTTCTCTGCCGCTATACGGGAAAACAGTGCCTGTAACTTCCGGTAGTCAGCCTCATTCGGCAACTGCCACTGACTGGCACCAAACCAGTGGGAAACCATATTTTTCTTACCTGTGGCTTCGGCAATTTGTTTTGCCGTTATACCCAGTTCGGCACGAGCATCCCTGAAATACGATATCAGCGGTGCCATTATGTGCTGTTTGAGTTCCCTTTCTTTTGCCGCATAGCCGTCACTTTTGCCACGATATGGCCCATGGTAATGTTCAGCAAACAGAACGCGCTCTGTGGCAGGAAAATATGCACGCAGACTTTCTTTATTACACCCATTCCAACGTCCGGACGGCTTCGCCCAGATGATATGGTTAAGCACGTTGAAACGTTCACGCATCATGATCTCAATATCAGATGCCAGGCGATGTCCACAGAACAGGTAAAGGCTTCCGGCAGGTTTCAACACCCGCCAGAACTGGGCCAGACAGTGATCCAGCCACTTAAGGTAATCTTCGTCCCCTTTCCACTGATTGTCCCAACCGTTGGGTTTCACCTTGAAGTACGGCGGATCGGTAACAATCAGGTCAATGGAATCATCAGGCAGGGACTGAATAAAATGCAGGCAATCAGCGTTGATTAAATCAACACTGTTTATTTTTACAGTATTTTTCATGGATCAGTAAGCGTAACTCTGGTAGGCTCACTCTGCTTTTGCGCTAAAGCAGTGGGCCGTGGTTCGCTTGTGACCAGTAAGCATGAGCGAATGGCTGGCAGGTGCTACCAACACCCACCAGCCGCCCATTTTCACAAATTAAAAGTCCTTCATTGCTGAAGGCGTCTGTAACAGCCGAACTGGTAATCTGCCAGCCCCGCCATAACCAACTGGGTCAGTATTAACTGACAGCGTTCGCGTGAAAGATATGTGTTTTGTGCAATCTCCCCGACTGTTGCCGGTTCGATGCTTAATTCATTAAAAACAACTTTCGCCGTTTCTGTCATATCTTGCTGTTTTAGCATGCCTTTTTCCTTCTGGTTAACATGACATACCAATAACTCTTGTCTAAAAAGCCAGCAAGATAAAAAGTCAGTATTCACGACCACCAGCGTGTTTACCGTACTGCCAACATCAAGGCACAAAAAAACCCGCTCAGCGGCGGGTTCTTAAATCTTATCAACGGTAGACATACAAAGCCCATCGTTGGAAAAATCTTATCCATATTTTTTGAAAAATGCAAGCATTATGTCGCCATCTTCGGCGAAAATCATTTATCTCGTCACTTTTCTTAATTGCGCCTCAGCATATGCTTCTTCCTGCCAGCACTTTGTAACCAGTTTATCAATGACATCTGCATATCCTTTGTACCACTGATAATCTGTCAGGTCTGGTACCAGCTTCTGGACATGATGCCGCGCTAGTGTGGTTGGTAAACGGCTAAACCGGTTTCCATTGCAACGCCCACAAATCTTATAAACAGGTGTGCCATGAAGCCGGGTCCTTTTTTCATCCAGGACAATACCTTTACCCTTACACCCTCTGCACGCTGTGCTGACTTCTCCCTTACCATGACAATGCTGACATAGTTCCTTCACCCACTCTTCCTTGATAACAGATTCCCCGCTTCTGGAGTGTTTCACCACTTCGCGCAATACATTATGAAATCCAGTACCAGCACAATGCTCACAGCGAGCCTTACTTGCCGCAGACCTGGAATAATCAGCAAAGGCAAAATTCACAAGGTAAGGGATGATCTGTAACCGGGTTTCTTCACTCAATTTGTTCAATGTCGGGTTATCCAGTGCCATCGCGTAATTGAGCAGACCTTCAATCGCAAATTGAGGATCCTGAACACCAACTTTTGCCAGGAATAAGGCAAACCCAAGCGGTGCTTTCGACTGCACCATCCCCTGCGCAGCCATCACATCCGTAATCGTTAAACCACCTGAGCCTGTCGCCGGTGCGTCATCGCTCAATTTTGGAGATTTTGGGGAGTAATATTTTGGTAAGGCTTCAAGGTTCATGCTCGTTCTCCACTTACGCCAATACGCCAATTGCCAGCGCACGATCGATAAAACGAAATATCAGCTCCAGCTGAGAGCCATACTTTTCTTCAAATGCCACGGTATCCGCATGCAGCTCGTCGTGATGCTTTCTGCACAAAGGCAACACAAAGAGGTCATGCGCTTTTGTACCCATTCCACCCTGACCGTGGCCTATCAGGTGGTGGGGATCATCAGCAGGCTTTCCACAACATGCACACGGCTGTGTCTTAACCCAGCGCGTGTACTTTTCATTAACCCAGCGGCGGCGTTTTGGGCGTAACATAAAAGACTCCGGCGACTCCGGATCCACTTTCAGCGCCAGCACCTTTTTCGCTTTATCCTGGATGATGCTGGTGGCAGGAACCGAAGGCACAAGGTCACTTTCCCGGGTGACAGACGGCACAACAGGTTTCGGTAATCTCAGCGCCTTACGGGCTGCGCTTTCAGGTAAGGCATCCGCCAGGTCATTACGAATCAGCCACCAGCACAGTTCCGGCATTGTCACGGCATGGTTATCATCAAAACCGAGATCCCGACGGACTACAGACAACACCCAGCGGGCACAGTTATCCGTTGCCATTGATTCCAGCCGTTCCGTGAACTGATCGCGCAGCTGGTTATCGCAGTGCCAGCACAGACGGATTGCGCCCGGAGCGTGTCGCATTGTGGTCATGTTCTCGCTGTGCCAGTCGGAATGAGGCCACTGGCAGCCTTTTTCACGAAGTAACCAGCTTTCAAGACATTCCACGCCACCAGCACGACGGATCACTGCCTCATTGCGGAACACGGCCCGAACGGCAGGATCATCCGCCAGCGGTTGTGATGCCGCCGGAACGGCACCACTGGCGAAAGATGAATAACGTTCTGGCTCAGGCTCCAGCAGGACACGCCCCTGCATAAACAGGGGCATCAGCTCTGAACCTGGCCTGAACAATACGATCCCCATACGCGGGGCAATTTCAGGGGTCAGTAGTGCTCTCACGGTCACCTCAATGAACGGTATCGAGCAGCTTTAACAGCTCAGGGAATCGGGATTCGAAGAAATGCGGCTGCGTCTCGCGCGGATTTGCGGGACTGGTGATGTTCTTGCCGAACATGCAGCCTTTCGCCGTCAGCGACCAGAATTTTTTGATGTTGTTAATCCCGGTACGGCTGTATCGTTCGCGCTGCTCGACGATCCCCAGCTTCACCATCTGGTGATATGCCTGATTAGCCGTCAGGCGGATACCATACTGTTTCAGCAGTGCACTCAGTGACAGTGTCGGGCGACTTGAGCCATCGTGTGCATCAGCAGGAGCATCAATGGCATAGCGCGGTGCCAGATTCGGTAAGCCAACAGCCTCCTGGAGTTTCTGACAGGCCCCAAGCACTGAAGAGTTAGACAGGTTTAACTCCCTGCGCATAAAGTCCAGCAGAATCACTCCAGCCTGCATCTTGTCAGCAGCCTGCCCGGATAATTTTTCCGGTGTGCTGGTTACCATATCGAAAGTACGGATCACCTTCAGATGGAATGACGGGCTGATCCACATTGCATAGGCATACACCAGTTCTTTGCAGACATACGTCCCCTGGTTATTTCCGCCATTAATGACGCTAACTGGTTGATTTTGTTCCAGAGGCGGAATTCCACCCTCGGTGAAAAGTTGTTCAATCAATTCACAGGTTTGCTTATTGGAGAGCCAGTATTTCGGGCGGTTTTTTTGTTCTCCCCCGGCTGCCCTGTGCAGATCGTTCAGGCTGTAACGCCCATAAGCATCACGACGAACTTCAATACCATCAATGACCATCAGATTATTCATACTTCGTTTCTCCTCTTGCTCAGGCGGCTGCACCCGCCGTTTTCTCGTACTTACTGATAGTGATCTCGACCTTCCCTTCCGGGATAACCGGTCCCCACTCCACCAGCATTCTTTTCACCTGGCTGTCGTCTTCCCACACACCCGCGTGGGTCAGGGCGTCAAACAGCGCCTTGTTATAGTTGTCCAGATCGCGGATCCTGTTATCCGGAGGAAACAACACGATCTCCACTGAAGCAGGTGCCGACGTTGGTTTCGGCAGACGACGTAACTGTTCAACTATTGCTGCGCACGCCGCGCTCTGAAATTTTCGCCCCGCCGCGCTTATCAGGCTCTTACCAGCAAATGCCCCTTTGTTGGGGTGTCGCCAGTACGTGTTCACGCTGGGCGGGAAAGGCAGGATCAGCTTCATACTTTCAGGCCTCTCTCATGTAACCAGTGGGTTGCACGCAGCCTGGCGTTTTCCTCACCGGCAAGCAGTGAGCGGATAATCCCGACCGCCTCGCTGTCGTCGTCCTTCACCGCGGTATGAAGAGTGATACCCCGGGCCACGCCACGCTTTATCGTGATGACGCCTTTTTTCTCCAGTGCGCGAAGATGTTCCACCGCTGCATTCACTGAACGGTATCCCAGCATGGTTGCCACCTCCTGATTGGTTGGCGGGAAGCCACGTTCTTTCTGATAAGAAATCAGCATATCCAGCACCTGCTGCTGGCATTGAGTTAACGTCGTCATGCCACCATCTCCCTGACCAGTTTTTCCGCCTGCTGGCGAACCTGCGCCAGAAACGCCTCACCACATGCCTCAAGTTCATCGCGCCCGATGTAGCTGATTGCCGGTCCCTTCCAGGTCTTGTCAAAAACAGCAATAGCACCAGCGAAAAAAGCTCCTGTCGGTACCTGCTTCTCGTCTTTCGGGATAAACCAGACAGGCAGTTCAAAACCAATACGCCCGCGAATAAAAGCAATATGATCTGCATCTTCCGGCCACCACACTTCGCTGGTGGCAGCTTTGATCAGGAAAACATAGCGCCCGCCCTTATCACGCATGGCACTGGCATGTTTCATGATGTAACGCATGCCGGTGATGTATTGCCCCTCATGCTGACTGGCGCGGCTGTATGGAGGATTACCAAAGGCAGCACCTTTAAGCTCCGCAAGGCGTTCTGACCAGTCATGCGCCAGCGCGTTGTCTTCCGCCGTGTAATACGCGGCACATTTGGCGTTATCACCATCAGTGAACAGATCCAGAACAAACGGGCCAAACAGGGTGTTAATTCCCCAGAAAATGTTGTCCGGCGTGCGCCACTGATCACCCACTTCCTTCAGTTCATGGGCTGGTTTGTTCCGCAGTTCCACCAGCGCCTGGCAATATTTATTACTCATTAAGCCCCCACGTAATTCCCTGACAGATACCACTCATCACCCGATACAGCGCGCTTGCTGCTTTTCCGTAAACACTGCTCACGACGCGCCAGAAAATTGTTTCGTTCTGGCTGGGAGTGGCTTTCACGGAATGCCGCCATCCACACCGTTGCAGCACGACGGTATAAGCCCCTGGACTCCAGTTCTTCCGCCTGGCGGGTCAGGCACAAAATCACCCGGGGATCGTTAGTGCCGACATAGAAATTGCGCACAGGTCTGGTTTCACGAACAGATTGTGGTTCCGGCTCCTGCGCTCTCTCAGTCAGGCGCGGGAAATGTCTGCGTGTATCTCCTTCACAACGGTGAGCCACACGCCCACTCTGACGTAACTTGCTTGCTGACTGCAGAACGCGCTGCCGTGAGTAACCAGCAAAAGCATCCGCAATGTCTCCGGAAGTACACCCCGGATGGGCTTCAATGAATTTCTGAACTTCATTCAAAAGACTCATAATCACCCCCTGAATCCTGCCGGGATCTGGCTGTAGTCCACATTGTCGTAACTGGCTTTGAAGTACGGGTCTTCGCGTTTTTCTGTGTACGTGCTGACGGACGGCGATAAGCGCAGGGAAAGTTCATCCCATTTTTCCCGCAGCTTCGACGGGCTGAGCACGTTACGGCACCAGAACGGGTCGCGGCTGACGCGGCTGTACATCTCGCAGATTTGTTTGTGAGTACGACCGTCCTGTACACACATCAGGCGAATTTCATTTGCCCAGGATGTCCAGTTCGGTTCTTTGGGACGAACCACCTCGCCGTCACATTCGGCAGCCTGCTCGTACAGGGCGATGATTTTTTTCCAGAGCCACTGTGCGCAGGTCAAATCATCCTGCGTCCCCCACTGGCGCTTTTTAGGGCTGAATACAACCGCATCAGGATGGCGAGTTAAAAAATCCTGTTCAGCCTTCTGCGTGTCCGGTTGCGAAGCGTCCGGACGAGAAGTTTTTTTATCTGACGGATCATGTTTTGATTTTACTGACGGATCCCCGCCAGATTCTGACGGGTGAAAACCCGCTTTTTTGCCAGATTTCGACGCATCAAATTTTGACGGGTCAGATTTTGATACGTCAGATTTTGACGGGTCAGAATCTGACAGTTGAGAAAATGCCGCTGCCTGAAGCTTCGCAACGTTAAGCTGATAAACATTCGACGCATTGCGGTTACCCTGGCGACGCGCCTTACGCGTTAGCCAGCCTTCTGCTTCCAGCCGTGCGATAGCCGTTCTGACGGTACTCATCCCCGCGCCAATCTGGCGGGCAATGGTTTCAATTGATGGCCAGCACACACCTTCGTCATTACTGAAATCAGCCAGGCGGGCCATAATTGCCACGCTGGATAACTTCATGCCTGACGCAGCGCAACCATCCCATACATAGCCGGTTAATTTAGTGCTCATGACCGACCTCTATTTCCCTGAATTTACGACGAAACTGTTCGAGCGGACTGAAGCATTCATGCTCATAGCCTTCGCGGAGATAGATAACCCGTTGTGTTTCCGGCTCCCAACGAATGACTCTGACGGGCACTCCGTAGTGATCTTTGAACCAACGGTTAACTTGTCGCAAAGGACTGTCTCCTTCTGCCGGTTGAAATCACCCACAGCCCACTCTGCAAAGCTGTGGGTTACAATTTCCCTGTCACCTGGTACATTCACTGCATAGCAATATTCCACCTTCGCTTTTCCACCCGGTACAGGAAGCGCAATCAGTTGCGAGCGACGGTAGTGTGTTGTTAAACTGTTCATGCGTTAGTTTCTCCACAACCAGAAGCAATCGACGCCACGACGCCCGGAGCTGCACACTCGCGGGCGTCATTACTTTCTGAAATGCAAAAAATTTTGTAGACAAGTGCTGCATGCTCCTGCAGCTTCGAAATTGAGAGATACAGCTCGTCGTTAATTGCTGTCTTCTCATGCGGTTCCACTACACCGTCTTCGATTGCTGAACGAATCTGTTTTGAATAACTGCCGATCTGTTCAATGACCTCCAGCAGGCGTTGGTTGATATCGGCGTTCTCCACTTCCTCAATTTCAGGAAGCGATACAAACACCCCACCAGCAGACTGTGCGACTGCATCCGCAATGTGGTGAGTGCCAGCAGCACGCTGTAAAACCATTGCCCATCCCAGCGGGAAAATCTGATCGCCATCGGCACGAAGGCGGTTAAATAATGCGTTCTCTGTTACATCCAGCCAGTCAGCAGCTTCAGCGTAACCCCCCGGCAATGCCGCGATAGTTTTTCTGACAGCTTTCACGTACCACTCAGGCTGTTTTTCTACTTTCCAGTGATGCTTACCCACGGTTAGCCTCATCGTTCTGTGGTTTCTGTTAATCGATTTATCCATTAGATTTTTCATAAAGCTCAGGTTTAAATGGCAACCGTCCGCAAGTTCTATATGCAGCTTCTGCTGCACGTCCTTTTGGAATTAACTGGCCCGGACGGTTTCGCCACTGATAAACGGCTTCAGTTGTTATGCCGAAAAAAGCAGCAACTTTCTCAATACTGCCGAAGTAGCTTTCGATATCGTCAGTTGTCATACGCCCTCCAAACTAAGTTTTATTAGATGCTAATTACAAATCTATCTTTGGTCAATAAAAACTAAGATTACTTAGCAATTCAAGAAATGGTGCTCCTATGGAAACGGTTGGTCAGCGTATAAAAGCTCTGAGAAGAGTTACCAGAACGTCCCAGAAAGAATTGGGTAAATTTTGTGGAGTAAGCGACGTTGCTGTGGGGTACTGGGAGAAAGACATCAATATCCCTGGTGGGGAGGCACTTTCGAAATTAGCGAAGTTCTTCAATACGTCAATAGATTACATTCTTTATGGTGCTGAGTTTGAGGGCAAACTCGTCACAAACATGCGCAGAGTTCCTGTAATATCGTGGGTTCAGGCTGGGCAGTTTACTGAGTGCAGGGCAGCAGAAGTGTTTAGTGAAGTGGACAAGTGGGTAGATACATCATTAAAGATTGGTGATAACTCATTTGCATTAGAGGTTAAAGGTGACTCTATGACTAACCCTAATGGCCTCCCAACAATACCAGAAGGCGCAACAGTGATTGTAGATCCAGATGCAGAACCTCGTCATGGAAAAATAGTCATCGCTCGACTTGATGGAACAAACGAAGCTACAGTAAAAAAATTAGTCATCGATGGCCCTCAAAAGTTTTTAGTGCCATTAAATCCTCGGTATCCCAACATCCCTATCAATGGTAATTGCCTTATCATTGGTGTAGTCAAAGGAGTTCAATACGAACTCTAAGACCTCTCTTCTCTAACTAAGGCACCGAACTAAGAAAAGTTTGGTGTTTTCTCTTGCCATAATAACTAAGTTAAGTTAGATTTTATATCAAAGATAACGAACAGGCAGGACGCCCACGAAGTAGCCGCCTGGGGCATATGAAGTCCAGGATGATTCGTTAGCAACAAAAAAGCGCCCTACAGGACGCTTAGCTCTTTAACAATCTGGTCCCCATCAACAAGTAACTGATAACTTGAGGAGATGTGAAATGCACAAAACAGAACCCAAAATCGTCGCGCCTGGCTACACAGATGAGGAAATTTATGAGTGGATGACAAAGAAGCTGGCAGCTATAAACCAGCTTCGTGAAGTGCTGTCTTATCGACAGGAAACAATAGACTCCTTAAAAAAACTGGATCAGGAAATCACGGTTTTATCACAGGATGTTACTTTAGATATTGTGCAGACAAATTAGGATCCCATTCATTTTCGTCAAAATCATCAAAGTGATGAATTTGTGATCTCCAGTCTCGATAATCTAAAAATTTCTGGGCGGTTACGCTTATTTTATCAAGTGTGAGTTCATCCTGAATTGAAAGAAGAAGTTCATCAAATTTCATCTCATTAATCTGTTTTGGCATCCAGTGATGCTTCATCAGAATAAGGTGAACCAGAGCCTTTTTCCCATTCAACTGATTATAGGGAGTGCCGAATTTCTTCCGGTGCTCATGTAAGACAAGGTCCAAAAGAGTAAGTAATGTTGCCCTTGATTCAACTTTGCTTATTTCGACTGATGACACTACCCCACTGATTTCAATGCCCCGATACTTTCCAACATTTTCACAGTGGGATTTGTACAGCGTATAGATATTACCGGACATTTCTTTTCCTTTTGCGTTGTTGGGGATAACCAGATTAACCGAATCCTTGTTGTTGGGGAATAACTAGGTCCACCTCGCCTGATGTGGCTAAAAGCAGGCACATAACAGCTAAGTATTTTCAACCAGAGAGAATCCTTAGCGTTGTGGTGAATGCGGCTCAGCGCACGCGGGTTAAGGTTGAGGCTGACAGTCGACCTTCTGTGGATACCAACCCGCCTGGTGTGCAACCTTCGCCAGGCACCGGGAGGCACCCGGCACCACAACAGCCACTGCTTTGGCGGTACCAGCTTGTACACTTGCTTCCGGCTGGCACCGCTCTTTTTACAAAACAGAGAAGAGCATCACCGGACGACGGGCTCATAACCCAATCCATCCGGGCGGCTGCCACCGCAGGTGTTCTTCTCTGTTTTGTGGAAAAACTAACCGCCCCTGCGGGGGCATCTATTGAAACGTAATTGACTCAATAATCGCCGGATGGCGAGGGCTTCCTTTTTCCAAAATTCAGCGCGGTGCAGCGCATATAAAGTGGAGAACGAAATGTCATTTATTAAAACTTTTTCCGGGAAGCATTTTTATTATGACAAGATAAATAAAGACGACATCGTTATTAACGATATCGCGGTTTCCCTTTCAAATATCTGTCGCTTTGCTGGTCATCTTTCACACTTCTACAGCGTTGCCCAACATGCGGTGCTTTGCAGCCAGCTGGTACCGGAGGAGTTTGCTTTTGAAGCGTTAATGCATGATGCAACAGAAGCGTATTGCCAGGACATCCCCGCACCACTGAAACGCCTTCTTCCTGACTATAAACGGATGGAAGAAAAAATAGACGCAGTAATCCGTGAGAAATACGAGTTGCCCCCGGTTATGAGCACGCCTGTGAAATATGCCGATCTCATCATGCTGGCAACTGAACGCCGCGATCTCGGGCTTGATGATGGCTCTTTCTGGCCAGTACTGGAAGGTATCCCGGCAACAGAGATGTTCAAAGTTATTCCACTGGCTCCGGGCCATGCCTACGGGATGTTTATGGAACGTTTTAACGAGTTATCGGAGTTACGCAAATGCGCATGAATGTTTTCGAAATGGAAGGGTTTCTTCACGGGAGATGTGTACCACGAGACCTGAAAATGAATGAAACGGATGCTGAATACCTGGTGCGTAAATTCGATGCGCTTGAAGCTAAATGTGCAGCACAAGAAAACAAAGTAATACCTGTATCAGTTGAACTGCCACCAGCAAATGAAAGTGTTCTGTTATTTGATGCTAACGGAGAAGGCTGGCTGATTGGCTGGCGTTCTCTCTGGTACACTTGGGGACAAAAAGAAACCGGAGAATGGCAGTGGACATTTCAGATCGGGGACCTTGAAAATATTAATATCACTCACTGGGCAGTAATGCCAAAAGCACCGGAGGCTGGAGCATAATGACCACTTACACCGATAAGGAACAGATTAAAGAAATCAAAGAACGAATCGGCAGCCTAGACGTGCGAGACAATGTTGAGCGCCTTGCTTATGAAATTGCTCTGGCATCACTGGAAGCAGAGCCGGTGGCGTGGCTTCATTCAGACAATGGCTTAGGTATTCCGGCAATAACCAAGAGCAAAAACATTGCTGACAGTTGGTTATCAAAGGGCTGGTATGTTCAGCCGCTATATATGGCTCAGCCAGTGTCGGTGGTGCCGGATGCTCTTCCGTCTTTAAATAATGGCATAGTCGGCTTTGATGAAGGCTGGAACGCCTGCCGCGCCGCCATGCTTCGTGGTGCCAAACCTGTAAGCCAGACTTACAAGTTGAACGAGCTGTCGGGCAACTCTCCGGTAACTCCGGATGGTTGGATAAGCTGTAGTGAGCGAATGCCGAACGATAAACAGTATGTTTGGTGTTGGGGGAAGTCTTACGGCTGGACTGAGTGCGATACCTTCGAAGGGTATTACGATTGGTCGAGAAACAAATGGTGGGCAGTTACTGACGATGTGGAAGAACCGGCATCGAAAGTAACCCACTGGATGCCGCTACCGGAGCCGCCGCAGGAGGTAAAGTAATGAACAACTTAATGACAACTAAACAAGTCGCCAACTTCTGTGGAGTTTCAGTATCGACAGTTCTTCGCTGGAACAGCGTAAACAGGAGAACTGGCCAGAAATACAGGCCAGACTTTCCAGATCCTGATATTAAATCATGCCCAAATAAATGGGCATCACGCAAGATTTACAAATTTGCGGGAGTTATTGAGTAACGAGCATTAGCTCAGATGAGAGTTGGTACACCTATGGCACAGAGCTAAACCTGATCTGTTATATTCGCTCTGTGCCGGAAGTATACCATATTTATTACATACAGTTGTCAATCTTTAAGACTAATTGTGATTGCATCTGGAAATCCAATTTGGCTATAGCACATAGTTTCGGTTATGAATAATTTTCTATCGATAAAATCAAGTACATCTTTTTTCGTGAGCCCCGTTAACATCGTCAATTTGTTAATTACATAATCATACCAATCATGGTGAAGCATGTTTATATACATGTTAATATCAACTGCATCTTTCTTCCATGAATTATTCGGTATCAAATCTTCAGATAAAAATCCTCTTATTAAATCGCTTGCATAGGACATCCTAAGAAAAACAGAAAGAAAAAGCCTTACATTAACATGTGTAAAATTTGTAGATAGCGTCGAAGGAAACTCGTAAAACCGGTAGATCAACCGACTTACAAAAACAGCAGAGTCTATCGCATTTACTGGCAGTAATGTTCCGATGACACTTAATGCACCACTTATAACGAAGCCATTAGCAACAGAGGCATGAGAACCACTTAGGGCAGATGTTAAACATGCACTCAGAATTACGATAGGAGGAATTCTTGCTATTTTTCTCAAACTCCAAGTGTCCACTTTATCCTCACCTATTATTAACCATCCATGACTCCCATTGCCATCATGGTTTCCATGACAATCCATAACAAGAATATGACCTTGATATTGATTTAGAGCATCAATAAACTCAGCTTTCGATCTAACATCAATAATCTCACAATCAAGATCTGGCATCTGTTTTTTAAATATCTCAATTGCGTTCTCTAATATGAACTTTAAGTGATCATCAGGCTCAAAAGAACGTATAACTAAAACCTTTCTCAACTCAGATGCTTTTACTAAAACGCGCGGAAAAGCAGAGGCGCTCTGTAGAAGAACGTTACCAGGCGTAGCATTTATTCTTGATATCTCATGACTGAACATTATAGGTATGTTATTAAACCTAATCCAATCCAATGGTACATCACAAACAAAGGACAAATCGCTATAGTTTTTACTTATATATGTTCTCAACTTGCAACCAAGGGCTCTTCGAATAACAGTATTGAATGCTTTAGATTTAGTGATGAATGCTTCACTATTTATCCCAGAAGAAGTTGCAAGATCTTCAAGATTTTTCAAATAATTGGAGTAATGATTTATTGCATTTGGCAATCTTATTGCTGGGATTTTTTTATTTATGCTAAATAAAGTAATCGCAGCTGTTGTTAATCGCATTTCAGCGCGTCTTAGTGAGGTGAGGTAACGGAAAGCAGGACTTTTAAAAAGTTCTTTTCTATCTGAATTTATATCAAGTCTAATTCCAGAATAGCCTGGATTCCTCAACACTCCATCAATAAGGAATTTTTTCTCAATTGTGGATAAATTTTCCGTTATTAACTCATAAAAGTCATTATTTTTATCATATAAAAAAGAGTGCATACCCGGAGCAAAAAGTAAGACTTCCGTTGGAAGTGGTATATCTAATTCCTTTAAACATTCGGTGTATGCATCAACGCTATGAAGTATTATTTCTATAAACTCTCTTTTGCTACTACCATCTTTAATTCTTTTTGGTGGAGATA